TCCAATCAATTATTACTAGGTAATTCATTTGGCGGATTTAAAAGAAGTCTTAGTAGGGTAATGCGAGATACTATTGAAGGATTGCCAAAACGTATATTAAAAACAAAAGCGACAGTACAAGGAGGAAAAATTGCCAAAGATGTTTTTGAAGATGTTGGCGAAAGCTTTATGAATCTAAAGTATCTATATAAGTCTGTTAGAGCAGGTGGTTTAAAAGGTGGAGCAATGATGGGTGCTGGAGCAGCTTTGAGATTCTTTTCTGCAAATGTTAGTGAAGGTATTCAAGAAACTTATCAAGAAGCTGTGTCTGCAGGAGTTAAAGATTATTTTAAAGAAATTGCGTTTGATCCTTCTGCTGGTGGCTTGGCTTTAGCTAAAGCTAGTGCTTTACATGGATTAGGTGAGCAGTTTAGTGGGCAAGGTTTTGAAACATTTATGTCAGGATTTTTGATGGGAGGTGTAGTTTCAGGACCTCAAAAAGCTGTGTTTGAAGGTATACCTGCTTTATATCAGATGACTTTTAATAAAGAGGCTTATGATGCTCACAAAAAAAATGTAGATACACTTGTTGAAAATGCTGTAGATGTTCTAAATAAAACATGGAATGCTCAAGCAAGTGATGTTACTTCAATGTTCGATGAGTCAAGCTTAAACTTTATAACACAAAAACAATCAGCTAGCCAGCTTCAGGTAGCAATGGATAACAATGAAATCATGGATCACATTGATGTCAAAGATGAAGCTAGATTTGCACACTTGGTTCATATATTTAATAACGGCAGTCAAGATCTTTTTAGAGAACAACTTGAAGACTTTTTAACACTTTCAGATAAGGAGTTAGCTGAAGCATTTCCAAGTGAAAAAGTTAGAGCTAAAAATGGAAAGTTAAGACAAAGCATAACAAAGCAATTAGCTAACATTGATCAGATGGAGGAAACTTATCGTGATAATAAAGATAAGAATCTAAATCCTTTTGACCCTACTCAGTTTGAACCTAATTCTAGAGAATGGATAGATGAAACATTAAAGCATAGAGCATTTGAACATGCTAGAATGTTAACTTTATTTACAAAGAATGGATTTCTTAGGGCAGGAGAAAGAGCTGCATCTATATATGAAGAGCTTGCCTCTGATCCTATTATAAAAGATATTGCCGCAAATGATATAACACTTTTATTAAATCAGAAAACACTTTTGAAAGAGATTGAAATGCTTGAAAAAGAAATACCTGGTTTAGGTGAGGCGGGAACAAAGTTATTAAAAAAGCAAAAAGAAAAAAAGCTGTTGGCTTTACAAGCTGTAGCAGATGTTTTATATGCTGATGAAAATCAAACTTTGTCTGAAAAAGATAGACGTTTTGATAGAAGAAAAACTTCAAAACTTATGCCTAAAGTATTAGCGTATCTTAAACTTGTAGCTGAGACTAAAGATGATTTTGTAGATGAAGGTAGAATTAAAGATGTAGTTAATAAAATAGTAGACCATAATCATTTATCAAATAGACAAAGGGTTTATGATAAATCATTAGCAATATTGGCTAACCCTGAAAGATTAGATTATATAGTAAGAAGAGGATATGAGTATTTAAAATATGCTCATGAAAATAAACTTGAGATTTTAGAGAAAGCTATAAGAGCCTTTATAAACAAGAAAGAAATAAATCAAGTATTAAATGAACTTTTAAAATTAAGAATTTATGTTGATCTAGATCAAGCTATTGCATTTGGTAGAACAGGAAATGCCGATGACTTAAAAACATTCTTGAGTGATCAAGGGATTGTAAATGAATCTACAGACCCTGAATTGTATGCAAAAATTAAGAGAATAATAGATGTATATAAACAAACATCTCAAGCTAAAGTACAAGAAGAAAAGAAAAAACTACAAGAAGGCGACCCAGAGGCAACTCAAAAAGAAGTAGCTGATTCAGTAGATGAAGCACTAGAAGAAGCTGGCATAGAAGGGCCAGAAGCTTTAGTCTACGGTGCCAGTGCATCTGAGTCACCTGTACTACAAGAAGTTTTAAAAGACCTGTATAAAAAAAATAGGGCAATGAGTATAAAGGCGGGAATCAAGCCTTTGACTTTTCAGAAGTTTATTGAAACAGCTGTTGCAAAAAACCACATTAAAGCATACCAGGCTTTAAAAAAACTATGGTATCAAACATTATCTAACATAGAAGAGCAGGATGTTAAAGATAATATATTTAGTACTGATAAAGGATTTGCTAACTGGCTATCTTTGCAAGAAGGCAATCTATTAGTATCAAAAATATTAGGAGATACAAATACAACATTTCAAACTTTTATTCCCGAATTTCAAAGAGAAAGAACTGATATTGCGGAAGAGACCGTTGTTTCCCCAGGTGATAAAACGAAAGTAATAGAGATTGCAGTAAAAGATCCGACTACGGGAGAAACTACAACCTTTTACCAAGTTGTATATAATGATGGTACTCCAATACAACAAGAGCTTGTAGAGATTGCAGGGTTAGATGTTGGATTAGCATTTAGTGATAAAGCAAAAGCTAAGGCTGCGCAAAAGAAATTAGATAATATAGTTCCTCAAGATGGAGTATTCTCTTTTGATGGTTTTGATTTATCCTTTGGTACCGAAGTTGTAGATTCAACAACAGGTAAAAAATATATAGTAATAGGTACACCAAAAGAAGTAAATGCTGGAGGTAGATTATATTTATTACCAATTGGAAAAGTATCCTTAATGAAAGGTGCAAAGAAAAATAGGAATGCTGCAGCTATTAAATTAAATCCAGGTGAGTTTAAAGCTCGCTATAAAGTTTCTGAAGTATCACTTGAAAAATTAAATGTTCCTTCTGATGTAAGTAAATTAAGAGTTGATGAAGCTACTGCTTTAATTTATCATGTAAATGATAAGTTTGATAAAACAAAAAGGGAAAATGAAGTCCTTGCTAAAAGAAGATTTCAGGCAATAATAGCATCGCTTAATGCTGAGGAATTAGCAGCTTTAGAAGTTGAAGTGGTTAAAGCTCAAAACGGTGGAGCATTGACTGGTCAAAACTTTAAATTTGAAGATAAGGCTCCAAACTCTAGGATAAAAAGGGCTACTCAAACTTATAGTATAGCTTTAAAAATACCAAAAGAATTACAAGGAAAAATTAACAGCGTTCTGCAAAAAGCAAATCTAGACTTACCAAAAGATAATATAGTTGGTTATTTCCCAAATACTGATATTGCATTATTTGATAATAATGGTAGTCAAATTGATCCTTTAAATATAACAGCTAATCAAGTAAAAGATTTATTTTCAATATTTACAGATGCTGAAACAGCTGCTGAAAATGTTAGGAAAAACTTTGCTATCCAGTATAAAATGATGGATACAATATCTTCATTGCTTGGTAAAAAGGAATCTGGAAAATTTACATTAAAACAATTAGGTGTAGACTTATCAACTACTGCGGGTAAAATGGACTTTTTGCCAACTGGTCAAACAATAGGCATTGATCAACTTTCAATAAATGAAGTAGATGGCCATACAGTTATTGTTGAAAATAGAAGGAATAGTAAAGGCAAGGTTGCTTCTAGATTTATAACTTCAATGACAGGGGGTTCACCTAAAGAAAGAGTAGAATTTCCAGAAAGAATAAAGAAAGAAATGGCAGAACAAAATTCTGTTATGATGGATGGTATAGCAAATGCAGGAAGATATGTAATGATTGTTAAGAGTAAAAATGGAACTTACTCTTATTTTCCAGTTAAGTCCGATGTTGTCTCAAAAGAACTTCTTGAAGATATGGTAGATAGATTAATAAAAAGATCTGCTCTATCTCAGAAAGAAAACATTAAAGAAGTAAAAGGTAGAAAAGCAGGTGTAATAGCTAATACTAATTATAACTCTGAGTTTAATACTGAGATTAATGATTTAAACTTTTTTATTGCTACAAATATACCAGGATATACTGTTGATGTAAATCTTACTGCAAATGGCAGCATTCAATTAAAAATATACGATAGAGAAGGTAAGTCTGCAGTTAGCGTATATATGGATGACTTAGCTTCAATACAGGAATATGAAAATTTAGATGATAAAACTCAAATCTTTAAAGACTTATTTGATAAGGCAAACACAGAATTAAAAGAATGGAGTAAGTCAGTTACTAAAAATACACCGGATGCTAGAAAAGATTTATTGAAAGCTGCATCTAAATTAAAGTTTGATATAGGATCTATAAGAGAAGGTTTTTCAGTTACGGCATCTGCAAATGAAATTGCATCTAAAGTTGTTGCAACAGTGCAACCTAACGTCCGTGGAGATGTAAAACTGATTTCAAATATAGATGGTATTGACTTACAGCAAATTCAATCAGTATTGCCATTAGCATCTGCAATAAGTTCATCAACTTCAAATCCTGCAGACATAGAGACCGGAAAACATACTGTAGTCAAAGATGAAGGTGGATGGAAAATAATTACTCCTTCAGGTAAAGAATTAGATGGTGCAATTTATACAAGAAAAGACTTAGCCCTTGCTGAAGCAGAAAAAATTGATCAAGCTATAAATCAAGATTCTAGTTCAGAAAAAGATCCAAATTCAAATGATATAAATTTATTATCTGAAGAAGAATTTACTAGACTAAAGAATAATGATTTTGCAAATTTAACAAAAGGTCAAAAAGAGTTTATTGCCAATAAGATGGTTGCTGATCCTTCAGGAAAATCACTTACAAATAAAGAACTGCAAGTTTTACAAAATCCAGCTGTATCAGGTCAAATAAATATATTAGTTGCAAAACTAAAAGCACCTCTTTCAGATAATACTAAAGTAGAACCTGTATTAACTAATCCTAAGGTTGTCATATCGGGGACCGCTGATGGATATCAAACATTATCGTCAAGCAATACCACAGAAGAAGAGAGTAAGTCTGTTGAAGACCCTAGGGGTGATAAAACATTTGGTAAAGATGGTTTCAGAATAACCAAGTTAGAAGACGGAAGCTCGCAGGTATCATACAAATCAAAGGTGAAAGTAGTAGATAAAGGTAATAGACCAGGCTTTGCTATGGCTACAGTTATTATACCTAAAGGTATACCTGTAAATAAATCAGCAATACAGCAAGCTTTTGATGCTGAATTGACAAGCATAATTCAAGCAAATAGAAATGCTAAAAAAGGTTCTAGATTAAGCGATTTAACATCAGCTCAAAATTCTCAACTTGCAAATGCGGTAGTTCAGGCAGTATCTGCTAAACAAGGTTCTGCACCAAGTAATAAATCAATAACTGAACAATTAGATAGAAACCAACTTTCGGAGAGACTTGTTCAAATTGAAAATGAAAAGAAAACTATTAAAGCTGAAGTATTAAAACGAGGTTTACCTTTAAGTCAAATTGAAGCTGAAACAAAGAAAGACCCTAGATGGAAAAAACTTAATAAGGAAGAGAATGAAATAAGAGATAAACTATCAGCTAATAAAGTTGTTGCTGAAAATTTATCAGAAAGAGATGTAAATGATATAGATGAGTTTATAGCTTGGGCTAATGAAAATCTTCCTGATTTTATAACTACAGAAGATATTGCAACTCTTGGTAATAATATGAAGTCTGGGGGTGAAAGGGTTGGTGCTTTTGTTATGGCAATCAAAAATATTGCCGGAAAGATGAAAGTAAACGGTACAATATATACAGGTACTTCATCTAAGTATGGGTATCATGAAGCATTTCACGCTGTATTTAGAATGCTTTTAACACCAGAACAACAGGCAACATATATTAGTGCTGCAAAAAAAGAGGTAAGAGCTAAACTTAGAGCGCAAGGTGTGTCATTAGCAAGTGAATTGCAAAGATTAAAAAATTCAGATATTGAAAAGTATAAAAACTTATCTAATGAACAATTAGAGAAGCTGTACTATGAAGAGTATATGGCTGATGAATTTCAGATATTTAAAGAAAATCCCAAGAAAACTAAAACAGCTTCTTGGATAAAATCTTTATTTAATAAAATAATGGAATTTATAAAATCTATACTTGGAACATATAACGCTACTGAACTACGGTTATTATATGAAGGTATTGATTCTGGTAAATTTAAAACAGCTAGTGTTGCGGCCAACTCCTTTACACAGGAGGTTAATATGGGTGTTACGGTATCTGCAAATAAAATACTACGCACTGAAAAGGTTGTACTGCCAAGTGGTAAAATAGAATATAAATATCTAGATGGCAAAGTAGGTAGAGGTTTGACATCTATGATTGTAGCAAGAGTTATAGATCAACAACAAAAATCTACAGATCCTGATTTTGATATAGTTGATGAGATTAATAAAACCATAAACGCATTTAAAAATTTATATAATATTGATAACCCTCAATATCAAGGAATTACAGATATAGCTGCATATGAAAATCTTGTTGCTTTAAATAATGCTCTTGAAAATTATGGTAAAGATTTAGTTGATTCTGTAGTAGAAGAGCTATCATTTTATGATGTTGGCTTAGAAACTACAGAAGAAGAAGATGGTACATTAGAAAATTCATTTGGTTTAAGAACAACTAGCGAATGGGATAAGGATGCTTCTATGACTGGAGGGTTTAGATCTTTATCTGCTTTCCTAAGAAAATATATAGGTACTACTACTTTAGTTGATGAAAAAATGAAAACTGATCCAATAACTGGTCAGCTTATAGTAGAACAAAGACCTGATATGTTTGGTAATTTTGAATTAGATATTGAAGATGCTGAGGGTAATATGTCTAAAGAAAGGATAGTTATACCTGTTGATTTCTCTGTAGTTTATTCAGGATTTTTAAAAGCAATATCCGGTATATCAGATCCTGTTCAAATATTACAAAGACTTTATCTATTTAGTAGAAATAATCCTCAAACAAGAGCAGTACAAGAAAGGTTGTTTAATGATTTGGGTATAGTATGGGAAGGTCAGCTGCAAGATGGAATACTCCCCGGAACTCTAAAAAGGAATGATTTGTTTCAAGCCGTGATAAAAGGATTTGAAAATTTTAGAGTGGATTATTTATTTATCCATAGAAGAACTAAAGATGGTCAAATAATATCATACAATGCTGCATTAAGAGATGATGCTAATACACAAATTGAAATTTGGGATTCTGCATATAGAAACTTACGAAAGAAATTTAAAGATAATCCAGGACTAATTGAAGATGCTGTTAAACAAGTTCAAATATTAGCAGAGGCTCTTAATAAAGAAAAACCTATGTCTGAATTATCAGATGAAGATATGAGAACTTTGGCTTTAGCTATATCTCAAGCATTTAAAGAATCATTAGGCTTAAGAGTAAGTGAAGGTTTAATTGAATTTAGTATAGCGTCTAATGTTACAAATAAAACATCAAGACAAAAATCACTAGCTGCTCAATATCCGAATGTTAAAGCAATTGACTACAAGACTGTCATGTATATGGTAGATGCATTAGAGTTAAATGACAACTTGATGGAAGATGATGAAGGGGTTTATGGTAGACTTAGAGAAATAGCAATAGCAAATGCTAACTTTGATGAAACAGTTGGAGCTTCTGTATTTAAAAATCCAGCTGGAGATCTAGTTTATGCGCATCAATTACCTACATTTCATCTAAAACAAATTGCTAAACTAAATGATGTTGCAGGTGGAGGACAGGTTCTAGATGATGTTTACAAGAATTTAGATCTCAACTATAATTATCTTCTAGGAAGTCCTGCATTTAGAGCTTTATCTGCGGAAGGTAGATTAAAAATTCAAAGAATAGCGGGTGTAAAATCAAGTAAAAATATAAGACAAGATGATAGCGGTGGTATAGTCGAGGGTTATGATAAAAGTGAACAGGGTATAACATATGGTGACTTAACGCAAAAAGAGTTTTTAATGGCTTTGCTAGGTTCATATACAGCTAATATGAATAATTCTACTGGTGAAATTGAAACAGTATTTGACGGAAAAAATAATATAGCATTATCACCATCACTTATAAGAGTAATTGAAGCATCTAACACTGGAGATATGGTATCACTTCCGGTTGTTAAAGCTATAATGGATGGTGCAGATGGTGGAATGGAACTTACACCTGAAGTAGTACAATACTTCATGGATAGGATAGAGGCTGAAACTGAAAGAATTTTAAATGAAAGCGGCTACTCCGCAACATATAATGATGATACTAAAGAGGGTGTTTTAAAAGCTGGATACAATGCTACAAAAGATGGTCAAGCTTTTGATAAAAATGGTAGAGCATTTAAATATACTAATACCGGAAACTTATTAGATCCTATTCAAATAAAAGCATACGAAGAGGCTGGGGTGGGTCAGTTTTTAATAGAGACCCAGGGAACAGATAGATTAAGAAGCGAATCTCAAACTATGTTCTTAGGTAGTCAAAAGATGCATGAAAAATCACAGCACACTATTCCTCAAACTACAAAGGATATGGTGCTATATGGTGCAGAAAAAAAGGAAAGCAAAAAAGGAAGAAAGAAATATAAATATCTAGCAAAAGCTGCTGCAGATCAAGGTACACTTCATAAAGTAAAGTATGTAGGTTTTGTAGAAATGACTAATTCAAATGAATCAGAGATACTAAATAAATTAGGAGATGCAATCTCAGATCAAGAAACAGAAACTCATACTGTCAAATGGGTTCAGCCTAAAGATGGATCAAGGTCAGACCAAGAAAGAACTAAATGGGTAGAGAACCAGGACATGAAATTGTTCCTACAAGGAAAAAGAAAAAAACATTTATATGAAATAGTAAGAGATGATATAACAGAGCTTTCTCAAGAAGAACTTAAAGAGGCTGAAAAGGCTGCAGTTGAAAATGAAGACTATGAAAATGCAGGGCGAATAGTTAAAGAATCTAGACAAAGAGGCGGCCTTAAGAAAAAACTAGAAGATGCTATAGCTAAGTTAAGTAAAGAAGAAGCTTCAAGGATTAGCTTTGATGAGCTATTAGAATCTATAGGAGAAACTGAAGAAAGTCTTAGATCCTTTGTATCTAAAAGACTTATGGATGAGTTTGCTGCATTTCAAAATGATTTAGAAGCTTTATTTGGAGATAACGAACTACCTAAATTTATAATGGATGGTGTAGTTAGACCCGAAGATGCAACAAGAGATGCTGGTAAATTTGCAACTACTGCAGATAGATTAAACTTAAGAGCTAAAAATAAAACTTGGAATTTAGCTCAAATATTTTTTAGCAATTGGGTTAATACTAGTTCTTTAAATGAAATCTTATTAGGTGATCAAGCACAAAGTCTTAAAGATGCTGTTGATGCTGTTAAAAGAGCCAAGATGCAAAATGCTGCATATTATAGTGCTGCCAGTTCTATAGCTGCTCCTGAATTTGGTATTAATAAGCCACTACAAGAAATGTCAATATTCCCAATGACTGAACCTACGGGTAAGTCTAGATTTGGAGAAAATGAACAAGCAAAAAAGGATATTGATCATGCAGATGCTCAGTTATGGATGACAGTAAAAGCCTTTAAGCATATGTGGTTTGGATTTGGGAAACTTACAGCTGCACAAAATAAACTATTAGATAGAATTGCTAACGGAGAAAAAGTACCAACTAAAGAAATATTTGGTAAACTAGGAGCTGCAAAAACGCAAGCAATGCTAAACTCTAAAAAGCTTGTATATGGTGACGGTAAAACATTCATAAAGATGTCAGCTTTTACATTGACTAAACAATATACATCGTCTCAAGATGCTCAAGGTAATTGGATAGCAAGACCTGATAGAGTAAAGCTTCACAATATGAGGGAGCGCATGGAAAGGTTTGAGGAAGAAAATGATACTATTGCTTTAGCTGCTCCTATATCAGCAATGAAGATGTTAAAGGAAAATGTAAATAATATTAACACATTTGTTGATACTCAAAATGTTAATACACCATTATCTAAAAGTGAGTCAATGACTCTAGATGCTAATTTTATGGGTCTTCAGGTAATAAACCCATCTAATAAGTTAGAAATAACAGATCCTACTCAGATTAAAACATTGATAACCGGGGAGCAAAATGATGCTACTGAGGTATCAATTCCTGATGGTGAAGGTGGATGGGTTAAAAAAACTATAGGAGACTTGCGATATAGTTATAATAAAGCAATTGCTGATAGACTAACAGGTAAGTATTTAGATAAAAGAAATCTTATATTTAGTTTTGATGTAGAATACGCAATGAGCGAAGTGCATAAAAGTATTGATCAAAAGAAAATTACAACTGACTTATTAGCTTATTTGCAGTATGCTCAGACATCTTTAATGGCGAGTCAGTCAGCAAGTGAGCTTTTAGAATTTTTTGGTTTTGATCCTGATACAGGTGAACCAAAATACGAACTTAATAATCCGCTTACTATAGAAAAATTTGAGCAGTTATTTCTTTCATATTTTAACAAGTCTGTTATATCTGAAAAGTTACCTGGTATATCTGCTGCATTAGTTTCTGACTATGGGGTAAATGTATACAGAAGAGTTCTATCTGTAGATGAAAATGGATATCCTGATAGACAAGAGATAATTAGATCAGATGATTTTTTAAATAATTATTCTGCAGATGATTTAGTAAAAAGAAATGGTGAAGCTGTAGACTTTTCAGATGATCAAAGTTTTGATACTCTTAAAACTGAAGTAGACAAATCAAAAGGTAAGGGTGTTATAATATTAGATAGGTTAAGATTTGATATGAAGCAGTATGATGAAAATGGTAATTATACCGGTGTAAAATATAGCGAATCAATGCTACCTGCTCATACTTCAGATGTTTATGCTAACTTGGACTTAAAACCTGGAGAGGCTATACCAGATTCTGTAGCTAAAATGTTTGGTATACGTATCCCATCTCAAGATAATCACTCTACAATTAATATAAAAGTTGTAGATTTCTTACCTGTATATTACGGATCTAGTATAATATCTCCAAGAGAATTAGTTGAGGTATCTGGGGCTGACTTTGATATTGATAAGTTGTATATTCAAATGAAAGAATACTATTCTGAAAGAGTCCCTACTGGAAAGAAGGAAAAAATCTATGATGTTATTGTAGATATGTATGAACATACAGAAATTAAAGATCAAACTAAAGCTAAAGAGCCATTGGATGTTTGGGTTGTAGATAGTTTAGAGCAAGCTCAAAAACAATTGGATTTAATTAAAGAAGATGGTGGCGGTGTCAATTTTGGTGAAATAGAAAAGTCACTGATGAAAACTGAAAATGGAGATGATTACTATTTTATACCACATAAAAGAGGAGATAATAAAAGAATTTATATAAAAGGAACTGAGCCAAAAACTCTCCTTGTAAAAGATAAACTTCGTACAAAAGGCAAGCCTTATATGAAGGAGCAAACAAAAATTCAGTTTAAGGAATTTGGTAATAATTTTAATGATTACCAGAAATATATTAAAAAGAACATTAGCTCTAAAGGATCCGTATATAAAGAGGCTTCCAATAAATCTAAAATCCAAGGTTTAAAAAATTCTCTTACAGATGCTGAAATTGAAAAACTTTTAGATTCTGGATGGACTAGACAGACTATTGATGCTCTTTTAACATTAGGACTGCCTTTAACAAAAGAGCAATATAATACTTATATTGTTCAGAATAAAGGTAGACAACCTTATAGCGCTGCTTTAAACAATGAAGTTCTAGACTTAAAATGGGCTATGATGTCTAATGAGTACAATACAACATACAAGGATGGTATGCCAATATCATATGAAGCTGCAGATCTTGATATTCTATTAGAATTGCAAGAAGAAATATTTGCAGAGATTCCTGAACTTAAAGAGGCTGTTAATGAAGAAGGTTTAGATCCAGATAATTTTTTAGGTCAAGGTAGAGGTTTTGGAAATAACAAAGAAGGTGCAGCATCTATTGGTGCAGTTGTAAGACCTAATTTATTTTTAAGCTTACTTCAAGAGTTTAATGTAAAACTTAAAAGCAGAGTAGTTAAAGGTGAGGAACAAGGTCTGCGATTAACTCTTGGTGGTCAAGTTTATAATGAATTCTCTGGAACTAACAATAGAGAAGTATTAGAAGATGGTAGTCCAGGTAGAAGAAAACAATATATTATATCAGCATTGATCACAGCAATGACAGATAATGCTAAGGAAAGACTTGCGGCTAAATTAGGTTTGTCTAAAAATGCATTGGGTATAGTGGCTGTTATGACTGCAATGGGTGTGCCAATTAAAACTTCTATTTACTTAATAAATAATCCAACAATAAAAAGAAGTTACTTCTTAGAAAAAACAGATCCTGAATTTATAGGTACGAAAAAGTTCATTGAAAGTCAAATGAGATTGCTGTTTGGAGTAATAAAAGATTTAGGTGGAGATAGAGGAACAAGTCTGATAGGTACAACTGATGTAAATCAAGAGACGCTTAAAGAACTGATTAAAGATCCGATTCTTAAATTTAATGATGCTACTGATTTAATTAGAGAAAGAGCAAGTGCAGCAGAAGAGGGTAATGAAGCAATTACTCTTGAAGAGGCTGTAATGCAATATGATGCTTTAGCTCAGTTTCTTAATGCTCTTGATATATCGGGATTCACTAAGGAAATGGGTGCTTTAATGGACTTAACAAGTGGATATGGTCAAAATATTGCAGCAATGGATGAAACTGCTATGTCAATAGAAAAATTAGGTTTAAATATTCCAGATGCTGAGCTTAAAAATATGAGATGGGAAGACTTACCATTAATGGATATAAGACCTATATTCAGAAGCGATACATGGCAGTCAACATCTTTGAGTATATTTGAAGAATTCTACGGTGAACTATTACCTGAAATATTTTTATCTAGATCTAAAGGTGGGTATAATAAGTTTATGCCAACTTTACTCCATAATTCTACCTTCTATGATGCAAAAAATAAACGCATGCGTTATATAGATCCTGATGTTAGAAAAAATATTACTAGGGACATTCTATCTATTGTAACAATAAAAAGTTACATGCATCATTTATCACTAACTGATCCTCAAGCAGGTGCAACTTTAACTAATGATATTATATATCCAAGTGATAATAAAAATATAAATATTGTAGCTATAGTTGAAAAAGCTAGAGAATTACAAAATGGAAAGTTTAACTTCTTTTTAGATGATTTTATCAGATTGGAAGACGCATTAACTGAAGGAAATAAAACAGGTACATATATTGCAGGTTCAAATACATTAACCAGAATAAAGGATAGTGATAAAGTAGATCTTCAAAATGGATTTAAAGAGTTATTCTTAGATCCCAAGACTAGATATTTAGCTATGGATATCATGAATTACTTAATGGTAAAAGATGGATTGCAGCCTGCGTATAAAACGTTACTTTCTGCAATATCACCTCCCGCTTTAGGTAAGTATTTAGAAAATGCTTCAACAATAAAAGAAGCTTTTAAAAGGGGAGATGGTGCTTTCTTTGAAAGTGTAATGGGTATGACATATGAAGATTTCTTTGAAGAACTTGTAACAAACTATTTCTTGAGCGCTAAAACTTCATATATGCTAAGTACGCATAATGGAATACCTTTATATAATCCTAAAGCTAATACTATAATTGCTAATAAAAGTTTTACACAAACTCAGGTAGCCAGTAGACCAAATGATATGTTTATAATATTTGATAATGAAGCTGGTATAGGATCATCTGATAGTAAAATTGTAAGAGATCAACCTAATGCATTTAGATTAATAATAAAGAAAAGTGATGCAAATATAGAGTCAAATTATTATTCTCCATTTGAAGTAGATCAAGCTAAGAAAGCGCTAAGAGAACAAGTTAAAATAATAGCTTCTCAAAGAGGAATGTTTAATAGTGTATTTTTACCTTCAAGTATACCAGCAGAAGTAATAAAAGGTTTACAAGATAATAGTCCAGAATTACATGATGAGCTAGTTACATTGATGGATGAGTATTTTGATTATAATATTGCAGGGTATAAAACAAAAGAAGAGAAAAAAGAAGATGTATTAAATACTAATGCTTTAAAAGCTCCAATTAATATTAGTATGGAAGGTAACAAGGGAGTCCTTACAATTGATTTATTGAAAGGTGTCTATAGTAGATCTACTACATTTGAAGGTAGTATGAAAACAAGTTCTGTAAAAACGCTTAAAGGAAAGCAAAGGGAAGCTTTTGAAAAAAATAAAAACTTAGTAGAAACTAAAGGTTTTGGTATAACAAAGGTAGAAACAGATGGGTATGTACAAAATGAAGTAATTTTTCCTGCAGCAATAAGAACTAAAGTAGGGGATAACTGGAAATACTTCAAGCTAAAAAGAGTGATTGGATCAAAGAAAAGACAAAATATGCATGATATGTATACCGGTCCTTTAGTTTCAGGATCATATGCGCAATATGTAGAAGTAGATGTAAAAGGATCTACAGCTCAATTTGCAGGAGGTTATATTTTTGGAGATTTAAAAAGTAATAAGGAAGTAAGAAAAGTAATTAGAGATGCAAACCCAATAGAAGAGTCTGATATGTCTAAACAGAATAAGAGAGCTGCAGCTGAAGCAAGATCTGCTGTATCAAGCTTATATATTCCTGGAGAAAATCCTAAATTAGATGCTGAACTAAAAGCTAAATACGATGAGATAAATAACACATTAGGTTTTAGAGAAGGGCCTAAAGGAACGTTTGAATATTTTCTTACTACACCAGGAGCTATTAACATAATGAATAAATATGATTCTATTAAGTCTAAACAAAATGCAGAGAATCTAAAAGATAATCCTGAAACTGAGATAGGTTTTGATGGAAAAAATGTAACTTTAAATGGTAAAAAACAAACAGATATCAAAAATGTAGATTTACCTGCTGATGGTGAAGTTGAAGGTGAGTTTGTACTTCCGGGATCTGATAACACAGACTCACAAAGTTTTTCTATAGAGTTACCAGAAGATGGAGAAGTAGAAGGTGAATTAGATTTAAATAGCCCAATACAAAAAGATGAAAGCAAGTTTAAAGTTAGTATGGATGAGCAAGTTGCAGAGTTCTGGGAAAGTTTGAGCATACCTCAAAAAAGAACATTAAGAACTTTTGATATATCATCACTTGCAGATTTACAAAAAGAAGCTAAAAGAGCAAATGCTTATACCAGCTTTGAACAATTTAAAGAAGAAATTAATAAATGTTTTAATGGTTAATTATGGCAGTTAGATGTATAAATAGAAGTTTGGATGAATTTAAACTTGTGGCTAAAGCTGTTGGCTCTCCAATAGTTGCAAATTCATTAATCTCTGCATGGCAGGATGTAAATAATTCGGATGCTATACCCTCAGTGGAAGAAGCATTGAAATTTGAAAAACAAAGTAAAACAGCCTTTAACTTAAAAAGAAAGTCTTTTGTTGATGCTCTTTATGAAAACATGAGGCGAAAGGGAATGATAAGTAAGCTTGGTGATAATTGGTATGTGGTATCATCAAAAGATAGAGTCTATAATGCTGGAATAAGAAAGTTTAATTATGATAGAATACAAGGGTATTTAATATCTAATAATATACCTCTTGATATATTTAGTAAAAAAATGATGGGAAAAGGCTTATCTATAAAGCTTGAGCCTACGCTTCTAACACAGAGAGATATACTACCCGAATCTAGATCATTTGGTACTAATCATACTACAGAGTTAATAGAACACTTAAGTAGATTATTTCCTTCTGTTGAAATTAAAGTTCTTGGTAAAAGAGAAGCTAAAAAGATTTATGATAAATTACCTAAAGATCAAAAGAGTGACATCAAAGAATTTAAGGATGTTAGATCTTTTTATGTTAACGGTACAGCATATCTTATAAAAGAACGTGTAACTGATCAAATTGCAATTGAAGAAGTTTTACATCCTTTTGTTGATTCATTTGCAGCTTCCAACCCTGAGCTTTTTAATTCTTTATTAGAGGAAGCAAAATTAAATTTTCCAGAATTAAACCAAGAGATTGCGGAAGCATATACAGATAAAAGAGGATTTACACAAAGAGATAGAGAATTAGAATTAGTAACTCAAGGTTTATCTAGATATTTTGATAAAGAGTTTAAAACAGAAACAACTAAAACATTTAAAGATAGAATAAAAGAATTTGTAGATTGGTTTTTTTCTATTGTCCAAAGTTTAGGTGAAGTTTTTACAGGTAGAAACTTAAGCTACTTTAGAGGTGATACTGCACTTCTTGAGCAAGAAAGAAGAGAGTCTGCAACTGATGATGTTATAAATAATGAGCAACTTGCAAATGAAGAAGTCAGAAGAATAACAAGGTTGACACCGGACATAATTCCAGATAACGCAACTCTATCCGATATAGCAAAGTTTTTAAATACAAGTGATATATCATTTGACGTTGATTTAAAGACTGATAATAATAAAGTGAGATATAATCTTACGCCAGGTAAACAAGCAGCTTATGATTATGCTATACGACAAGCTAATAAAACTCAAAAAGAAATAATAGAAAACATATTTCATGGAGCAATGCATTCTCCAAAAGAAGTTGGAAATCTTGCTGCATCAACACTTAAAGATGGAGATCCTATTTTAGTTTTAGATGAAGCAACTCATACGTATCAAGATTTAAATGATTCAGCTACAGTATGGACAAGTACAACAGAAGCTATAAAAGGAAAAATGCCTGAAGATAGAATAGAAGACTTTCAATTAAACTTAGATTTAGGAAATGATTTTGATACAATATTAGATGGTCTTTCTACAGATATGCCTGTTAAAGATATAGCTGAGCAAATGAAAATTTTAAATGAACAGCAATTTGGGAATGCATATGCGGCTTTGCAAGCAAACTTAGCACTATTAACTCAAGATGGTAGTATTGCAATACCTCAAGTAGTTGTCTTTGATAAAAGCACAAAGTTAGCAGGATCAATTGATTTATTATTAGTACAACCAAATGGTAGCTTAAAAATTGTAGATTTAAAAACTTCTAAAACAAGCATTGAGGATACATATAAAGGTGAGAAATCATATAGTAATTCAAAGTATAAAATCGGAGAAGACAGCATGCTTAAAAAAGCAGGTATTGCTGAAGAACTAAGCAAGGAACAACAACATAATTTGCAGGTTAATTTGTATAGAAGAATGCTTGAGAATATGGGATATACTGTAAGTACTCAAGACGGTAATGCTTCAACAATGCATATACATGTTGATGTAACTGGTAAAGGTAAAGATCAAAAGTTTGAAGGTACATTTAAAACAGAAACCTGGGTACCACATCCAGAATCTCAAAACCTACCTTACATTGATGCAATAATGCCATTAAGTGTAGATGCACAAGCAAAAAGAAAAATAGATCAAGCTTCAAGCAAGAGTCCTGAAAGTAAAGCAGATACAACTTTAAATGCTAAAGAAGCTCAGCCTCAAGATCAAAAAGTAGATCCTGAATATAAAGTTATAACACAGGCTTTAGAAGATTATAGAATAGGCTTAGTAAGAAAATTAGAAGCTTTAGAGATGCTTAAGAATAATGTTTTCTTAGGTAAGCATAAATCTGTATCTCAATTAAAAGAAAGTATAAACAACTCTATAAACGCCATAACATTGGCTATGAGTCTAGATCCAAAAACAAAAGTTGCTACATACTCATCCTTACTTAGAGATGCTATAAAGCAAATGGATTACTTTAAAGATTATATGGAGAATCCCAAAAACTTTGGTAAACCAGAATACATTAGATATGCTTTAAATTTTGATAATTATCTTGCTACATTTGAAGGTCTATATTCAGTTGTTGACTCAAAACCTTTAAACGCTACACAGAGAAGACTTGCTTTTACTCTTCAAGCTAAAGCAAATGATTTAGTTGGTACAAAATCTAACGAAGGTGTTATTGATAAAGCGGTTACAAGCTATGTAAGAAATATAGTAAAAACAAGATCTAGTCAAAACTTTAGCGAAGAAGAATTAGATCATCTTATGCAGTTTGGTAGAGATATAGGAATTGTAGAATTGCAAACTAAAGATTTAGCAACTTCTCCAGATACATTATTAGCTTTAATGGATAAAATTTATAAAGCTAAAAAACAAGAACTTCTTGATAAAATTCAAACAAGAGAATCTACTATTAGAAACCTTGCTTCAAAACTTCAAAAACTTTCATCTGAAAAAGATCCACAAAAGATATTTGACTTCATGTTAGAAATGGATGAGAATGGTGAGTTTAGTGGCAGATATGTTCAAGAAATAGGACAAGTATACTATGATTTGCTTGAGGAATTAAGATCTCAGTTATATGATGAAAATGGTCAACCATATCAATATAGAGATGTCACAAACTTACAAACAGCTTCTCAAGAAGATATAGACTATAATATAGACCTTGCTTTAAAGAGAAGGAAATTTGGAAACTTCTTTAATGCTGAAACTATTGGTGCTGGTAATGAACCTATTGATGGAGAGTATCATTACTATACCGATGATTTTAAACAAGAAAGAAAAAAGTATATGTATTTTGTACCTGTAGGTAGAAACGGCTTTTGGAAAAGAAGAACAGATATTTCTGATGATGCATACTATAGATTTAAAGCAAAATACTATACTACAGGTGTTGATGTGGAAGGTAAGGATATCATGAAAAATGATAAAAATGGAAATCCCACAGGAGCTATATTAAAAGATCAAATATTTGATACTGTTAAGCCTGAATATAGAAAAAGAAGATTGGTAAGTAGATCTGGTAAAGACATGCGTAGTGAAAAATTTATAGCAATTCAAGAAAATAAGTCAGCACTAGGTTTAGCTCAAAAAGAATTTTATGACTTTTTTAGAAATGTATTTGAGCAAGATCTTTTGCAAAAATTACCAAAAGCACAAAGAGATCAAATGCTAGGAAGAGTTCCTTTAATTAGAGCAAATGTAATAGGCAGCATTAAAGATAAAGGTGCTTTCTTTACGGATATGTTTGCAAAAACATCTAGAGGAATTAAGAATTTATTTAGAACTACAGCCCAACAAAGATCAATATTTGTTGACGAAAATGGAAATTTAATAGATAGCTTACCTATTTTTTATACAGGGGTTCCTGCTACAGATAAGCAATTAACAGATATTGATGAGCAAATTCAAGCATTAGAACAAGAAATGATTGATGAGAAAATAAGCAAAGTAGAATATAAAGATAAACTAGCATTGCTTCAAGGTAAAAGGGCTGCATTAGAAAATAAACCTTCTAAAGGTGAACTTAATAAAGACATGGCTTCTGGATTATTGAAGTTTCTTACCATGGCAGAACATTATGATACAATGTCCACTGTGGAAGATACAATGAAAGCAATGCTTAAAGTCATAGAAAAAAGAGAATACCAACCTCAAGATAGTAGGATAACTACCGGTATTAAAAATAAACTTGGATTTGAACAAAGAGGTTCTGTAAAAGGAACAGACTCTAATATTCTTAAAAGAGCCAAGAAGTGGATGAATATGGTTTACTATGATAACGATCAACTAACTAAAGGCTTTGGAGAAAAGCTTGCAGACGGTTTGATAAAGTGGTCATCATTATCATATGTTGCTTTTAATCCATTTGGTAATTTTAATAATTATGTTCTTGGTAGATTGAATGATAATATTGAAGCAATAGGTGGTAGATTCTATAGCGCAAAAGCTTTTGGTAGAGCAAGTGTGGAATATAATAGAAGAGCTGTACCAGACATGATTCATAGATTAGCATCAATGGCAAAGAAACCTATAAATGCAACTGACTATGATCCTACACTTCCAACTAGTAAGTATGAAGCAGCTGTATCTCTGTTTAGAATGATGGATTCAGATGCAGATATACGAGAGACTGGAGCTGATATGGAATCAATTAATAAATCTTGGTTGAATAAAGCTACAGAATGGGGTTATGTTTTGCAAGATGCGGCAGAATGGAATGTCCAAACTAAAGTTGGCATAGCCATGCTGATGGACACATATATTAGAAAAGGGGGAGAAGGTGGTGAAATTCTATCTTTATATGATGCTCTGGAGTTTGATGCTGAAACTAAAGGATTAAAACTAAAAGAAGGATTTAAAACTATAGTAAAATATGATCCTGAAAATCTAAGTGAAGACGGAAAATCACAACAGATTATAGAAGTAGGTGAATATAATGTTGATTTTAGATATGATTTTAGAAATAAAATACGGGAAGTAAATAAACAGATTCACGGTAACTATGCAGCAGAAGATAGAATGGTTCTTCAATCTAGTACTGTAGGTAAACTAGCAGCTCAATTTCATAAGTGGGTTGCTCCTGCAATTAGAGCTAGATTTCAGCAACAATATTTTGATGAAAACTTAGGATGGATGGAAGGCCGATATAGATCTTGGTGGAAGTTTATGGGTTATGCTTTTGGTCAAATAGCAAAAGGAGATATGAAGTTTAGAGACTATGGTGAAAACTTTATGGAGGAGCAAGGTTATATTCAAAAGTTTGATGGTTCATATGAAAAAAACAAAGAAGTTGCTAAAAATCAATTGTTTGGATTCTACAGAACTATGGGTGAAATAGGAATAATGATGTTAACTTTTGTAATGAAAGAAATATTAATGTCATCTTTTGCTGGAGATGATGATGACAATGAGATACTTAAAAGATTTAAGAATATAGCAATATACCAAGCAGATAGATCTTTTAAAGAACTAATATTATTTGTTCCTATATTGGGATCAGACCAACAGTATCAAATGGTTAAATCCCCTATAGCATCTTCTAGAACTATGGGTGAACTTGGTCAAGCATTATGGTCAACTGTTGAGACACCTTATTATGCTATTACACAAAACAATAAAGAATTTTATAAGAATAAGGAAGTTGTTTATCAAAGAGGTAGCAGGGCTGGAACTTGGAAACTTAAAAAAGAATGGCAAGATGCAGTGCCTGTTTTATATTCAATTAAAAAATGGCAGAACTATCTTGATATGAAAAACTTCTATATAAAGTAATAGAGGGGACTTTCATCCCCTCTGCTGTAAATGTCACAATTTACAAATTACATATATAGCTAGTGATCCCGTCAGGATTCGAACCTGAGACCGTCTGCTTAGAAGGCAGATGCTCTATCCATCTGAGCTACGGAACCAAAAAAAAGCGGAGTCCAGGGCTTCAACCTGTACAGCTTTACGTCCTCCACTTTTACCGGTGTAACACCCGGCTAACCTTCACAAGAAGAACATTCAAGAATGTTTCTAGAAAAGGCTTGAGCTGAGCTTTGACTAAATTGATAGTACAAAGTTTTCACACCTTCTTTCCAAGCATACAGATATAATTGATTTATATCTTTTGCTGGAATGCTGGGATCAATCATTAAATTTAATGACTGAGACTGGTCAATATATTTCTGTCTTTGAGCTGCTTGCAGAACAAGTTCTTTTGGGGTAATCTCTGCAAAAGACTTAAACACAGCTTTAGTAGGAAAGTCAAGATGCTGAACTGATCCATCCTTCTTTAAGATACTATCCCAAGTTTCCGGGGTATCTAAACCATACTTTTGCAACTCTTCCTTTAAGAAAGGATTTTGATATATAGTCTTAGACTTGGCAAGATCCTTAATAAAGTAGTTAGACTTTATAGGCTCTATACCCATACTCACGGCACCGTGAATAAATGAACTAGACTTAGTTGGTGCTATTGCTAGCAAAGTTGTATTAGCATAACCTTTACGGATAGATTTATAACCGAAGTTATCATGTAACCATTCAGAGGCCGCTTCCGCTTTAGTCTTTATTAGTTTAAACATATGTTCATTTAAACCTTTAGTTTGTAACGAATCAAACTCAAGCAACTTAGATTGCAATAACGAATGATATCCGAGTACGCCTAGACCAATAGCCCTATGCTCTTTAGCAAAGTTATACGCTCTTTTCATTCCCGGTAGTGTACGAGCTTTAGATATAAACTCATCCATTACGGCATTCAAGAACATAACATACGTCTCAATTGCGTCTGTTCTTTCGATCTCATCCCAATGCAGCAGGTTCAACGATCCAAGACAACATACAAAAGAATTGTAGCTATCAGTTGGTAACTGAATCTCTGAACAAAGATTAGATGCGGTAATATTCATACCCAAATCTTTATAAGGAGAGGTATGATTATTACTATTGTCCCGGAACATAAGATAAGGGAATCCAAACTCAGAGCGTCTCTGAATAACCTTGGCCCAAACTTTACGTTTCTCCTGGTCCCCGGCTTCCATCTCTTTCATCCATTCATCGCTTGCACTTACACCGTACTGTAGATTTTGGATAGGATTACCTTCAGAACCAATGTCTAGAAAGTCCATTATATCTGGGTGTTCAATAGGCAGCCATGCAGCACATGCGCCACGTCTTGCTTCAGATTGTTTACAGACATCTACAACTGTGTCATAAATTTTTGCGTAATGCACGGGCCCATCAGCATGACCACCGGTTGATATCTCTGTACCACGAGGTCTAATGTTACCTAAGTAAACACTAGTACCACCGCCATACTTTGACATCATTCCAATCTCACGACCTGCATTTAATATACTATCTAATGAATCGTCTACATTAGATCCATAGCAGCTAATAGGCAAACCTTTCTGTTTACCAAAGTTGATCCATACAGGAGTTGAAAGACTATAAAAGCCGCGAGCCATATAATCTTCAAACTTTTCTGCAAAGCCATCAATACCCAGGTATTTCTGGGCAGTGATTGCAATACTTTTAATTCTTTGTTCAGGTGTTTCACTGATATATCCTCTTGAGAGAAAGAGGCGGGACTCATCATTGAGCCAATAATATTTAGGGTATTTCATATTAGAATAAATCTGCATGCGTTATACTCTTGCTTTTTTTGTTGTAATCAATTTGTTTTTTGTAAAAGAAATCACCTTCTTTGGTAGCTGTGCACTCTACATCAAACCACCGTGTATTTTCTAAGAGATCTGGATGAACGCTAAATAATCCGTCCATGCCAATTTTATTTAGAGAGTTGTTGAATCTATTTGCAATAAAATTAGTTATTGTTTCTTTAGTTAGAAAGTCTAATTCACCTTTTTCAAATATCCAATCTAAGATCTCAGTCTCTGCAGCATAAGCTTTCTTACAAGCAGAGTAAACTAATTCCTCAAACTCAGCATCAAACCACTCCGGATTTTCTTTCTTAATGATGTTGATCAACTCAACACCAAAGTTTCCGTGTATATCTTCTTCTTTACTGGTAGCTTCAACAACGTTTGAGATCCCTTTGAAAAGGTTCTTCTCTTTGTTAAAACTCATCATAATAAGAAACTGACTGAATAAACTTACATGCTCAATGAACAGTGAGAACAACAGTACGGATTTGGTATACATCTTATTATCCTTACTTCTAGTACCATCAAGATACTTGTTTAGATAATCCATCCGACCTTTTATAGCAGGAACGTTAATTACATTTTCAAACTCTTTTTCTAGACCTAAGACTCTTAACAATCTAGCATAGGCATCTTTATGTCTAACTTCAGACTCTGCGAATGTCATACCTACATCACCAATCTCTGCTATAGGCATTCTCTTAAAGCAATCACCCCAGAAGGTTTTGACTTTTACTTCTATTTGCGCAATGGCTAGCATTGTACGTTTAATTACTTCTCTTTCTTGATCAGTAATCTTTGTTTTAAAATCAGAAATATCTTCTGTAAAATTATACTCAGTATCAATCCAATAGGAATGTCTGATAGCGTCTTTGTAATCTAATAGTTGCGGATATTCATACGGTAGAATATTAACACGGGTCTTGAAAATGTTTCCGTTCATATTTATTTTTTAAATTGTTAGTTAAAAAAAGCTATACTTTTTGGACTAGTATAGCTGCAATGTCTTCTTATTTAATTTAAAGAATTTCTACAATTTAAACTAATAATTAAGGTACATTATTTTAAAAAATAAAAATCCAATTTCAATACCATAGCAATGACCAATTTGACCATCCTCTAAAGCAACTTTAGAATTTATACCAGAAAATCCTAGTAAAATTTCTTTAGGCAAAAATGTAACGGTAAATTTATGCCTTCTTTTAGTTTTTTCACTCATAATTTTTTAAAGTTTATTGTTTTAAATTATAATTCTTCGTATATTATATATATGCAATTATACGCATAAATACTTATATTTTTAGAATTATTTATATATATACACAACACGATGGAAGTTTCAAGTTTACAAATAGGATTTGATTCTCTTATTGCATTGCTGGTATCAGTTATTGGCGCATTAGGGGTATGGCACGGTTTAAAGGGTAAAGTTACTATTCAACAAATGACTTTAGAAGCATTAGACAAAGATCTTTTAGATCTAAAGAATGATAAAAAAGATAATCTAAAACTATTACACAAAAGAATTGATGATCTTAAAACTCAAGTAGAAAGAAACAGAGAAAAGAATGATAAGGCATTATCGGATCTCAAGTCAGAAATGGGTCAAATGGAAATCAGAATTATTAACGCAATAAACAATAAGTAGCATGGGGTAATAGTATATTTCTTTTTGTACTTCTCATTAATTTTTTGTATATTAAAGTATAATAAACTCACTATGAAAATATTAAAATTTATTTTAAATATTATTTGGACTTTGTCATTAAGGAATATTTGCGTTTGGACCATCTTAGGATGGTATTGGCTTTGGTCAAAAACAAGCTTTGATGAAAAGGCAATTTCTGTAGTTAAAGAAACTGTACGCAGATCTAAAAACGCAGCTAGAGAAATGGGAGATGTTAAAGACGCAATAAAAGGAAAGAAATTTAATAAAAATGGCAGCCCCAAAAAAAAGTAATTGGATAAAGGGTGCCATTAAAAAACCCGGTAGTCTTAAGGCTACAGCAAAAAGAGCTGGAGCATTAAAGTCTGATGGGACAATAAAAAAAACTTGGTTAAAGCAGAAGGCAAAAGGTGGTAGTAAAACCGCCCAACGTGCCAGGCTTGCTTTAACATTAGGTAAAATGAAAAAATAATAATTAAAATTAAAGCTATGCCAGCAAACATGAAAGCCGCAGGGATGAAATATAAAAAAGGTGGCTCCAAAAGAAGAACAGTTAAGGTTGATACTAAAAACCCAGCACCAGGAATGGTAGGAGGAACTCCTGTAACTACAAAAACAATTACTAAGAAAAGAGGTAATAAAACTATTACTAAGACAAAGTCTGTTAGAAATCCAATGAATCCTATGGCTAAGTCTACAGTAAGTAGATCTAAAACAGTTACTAAAGGAACTGGTCCTGCAAAAGAAATGGTTAAGAATACAGGGTCAAATAAAAGAGTATCTCAAGAGAGAGGAAACAGAATGCAAAGTAGAATGCAAAAACGTAAAGGTGCAACTACTACAACACCATCTAGACGAAATACACCTGATGTGAAGGAGCATGGATTGTATAATGCAATGGATCAAATAAATGGACCAGGACCAAGACCACCAAGACCAAAGAAGGGAATGGGAGGAAAAGCTCCTATGGCTAAAGATTATGTAGGTAATCCTATGAAATACTTTAATGATAAAGCTCTATACGGTAAAGAGATGGCAATGAAAAAAATGATGGATAAAGATACACAAACATATCCATAATGCCAGCAGCTTGGGTAACTAAACTATTTGGAGGCCTTCTTGGTAAAGCTGACAAGATCATAGATGAGGTAGTCACTTCTAAAGAAGAGAAGATGACCCTTAAAAATGCTATGCAGCAAATGCTTCTTGATAGTGAAGCTGTTATCCAAGAAAATGTTACGGAACGCTGGAAGTCTGATATGAATTCAGACTCCTGGCTTTCTAAGAATGTTAGACCTATGGTTTTAATATTCTTAGTAGTTTGTACAATGATTCTTGTATTTATTGACGCAGGTGTCATTAAGTTTGCAGTTTCAGAAAGATGGATTAACCTCTTAGAGATAACATTATTGACTGTTATAGGTGCATACTTTGGTGGTAGATCAATTGAAAAAGTAAGAAATACAAATGAAAAGAGGCGGGACAGGCGTAATAGAAAAGAAGAAAATTAAAAGAAAAGGTATTCATGCTAAAAGTAAAACATCTTTTAGCAAGGGTAGCAAGAACTACGTCAAAAAATATAACAAACAAGGACGATGAATGATGAACCTTTTTTAGAACTTTGCATTCATTGGCCTCATGATAGATTTGCTTTAGGATGGGAATTTATTTCAAGTGATGATGAACATAATTACTCAACTTTAAGATTATACCTTTTAGTTGTTACTTTAACATTTAATAAATAAGATATGTCAAGAGTTAAAAAAACAAATGGAGGGTCCCTGCTAACTAGATTAGAGGGTCGCCTTGATATGAGCATGCCTGGAGCATCAAAAAGTGTAAAGGGTGACTGTGGTTGCAATAAAAAAATGAATTTAGGTGGTACGGTACCATCTGCAAATACTTATTCAGGTAAAAGATGAACATCTTAACTGATATATTAAGCCTTTTTAAAAGGAAGAAATTTGTATCTAAAGCAGATCCGCTAGATGTTGTAGTGCTTGGTATTAATGAAGAACCTGAGATAGAAGGTATAGCTTCTCCAGTTCCATATAAAAACGCTAAGCTGATTAAAGTTAAAGATCTTATTTCTGCATCTGATTCTACATTTGAAAATTTACCAATTGGTGATTCAAATGCCGGTTGCTTTAAAGATAAAACTACGGACCCTATTACAGGAAATCCTGTTGTAAATTTTAGAAGACTTAAAAGTCTTTCTTTAGATTTAACCATAGAAGAGAACGGTGATTTTATTGAATTTGATTTGCTTTCCAATAAATCTACAATTTTACTTACTCAAAATTTTTCTTCTTTACTAAATAAGTTTTCTACAGGTCCTGATATTTTTAGTATTGGTAGACAGGCCGGAATAATTGGCGCTGATGTATCATCTCCATTTATAGGTTATAGCAATAATAATCATGCAAAAGTTGACACATTTGTTATTGATACAAGAAAACTTGTAGGTATATCATATGGATCACCTATAGATGTATTAAGTGGTGAAGGCTTGGCAATACAAATAGTAGCCCAATCAAACATAACAGGTGTTGTTTTAAATTGGAAACTTTATAGATTAGATCCTGATGATCTTGGTAATGGTGGTACTTCTGGTACTACTTTAAGTCAAATAACTGGGGGTGCTAATCTTAACTTAAATTCGGATTTTACAAGTAGTGGAATAAGCACATATGGTAAAGAAATAATATACGATATTACATTAGGAGGTTCCAGCATTATCAATAAAGGAGATCTTTTATTTTTAGGATGGAGCTATGACTCAATATCTGTAGGTTCTTCAGACTTTTTAAATATATCAGCAACAATTAGATCGTAAGAACCCATTAGAAAAATATACAAAAACTAATGGGTGTTGGTTTCTCACTTATTTCATAATTCGCGGGTACTCCTACCCTGTATATTTTATTAATATCTATCTTTCTTAGTAGCTACAAGATAAATTAACAATATGGCTATTAAAGCCTTTAATATGAGCCCTAATACAATCAAATTTCAAAATCAAAATCTTCATCAAGCTCTTCTTCAAAATGCTCTTCAATTGAATTATCAGGTCCATTTGCAGCTGCTTCTTTAGCATCTTGCTCATCCATTGCCATTTGACCTGCAATATATTCTTGAGCTTCTTCATATGTAACTTCTTGATCATGATTTGCATCTTCCATTTCTACACTAGCTTGTGTATTTATAGTATCATAGCTAACTGATCCTGCTCCTTTTAGAACATTTGCCGTCATAAAATCATGAAACTTCTTTGAGTCTGATAGCCATGACCTTGGATGCACAGATTTATATGAATGTGTTACATGATTATAAAAAGCCCATGCATTTTCCATGTCAGCATTATAATCAAAAGATGGGTTTTTCATTTCATCTTTAACTACAGACATTTGTCTTGGACTAATTAGATCTTCATTAAAATACATTATTCCCAATAGCTCTGCTTGCTTTTTTACATCTAAAGGAGTTGCTCTCAAAGAATCTTTATCATTTTTGATTGTATTAAATGCTTTCTGAGCATTCTTTATTTGATTAGATATTTGAGATCTTATTTCTTGATCTGCGGATCCTGTATGCTTTCTAGCATAGTTAAGTTCTCCGCATACCATTCCATTAGAACAAGCCATTACATATGCTCCAATAGCACATTGAAATCTTATTGATTTATCATATGAGTTTGTCCAAGCAAACATCATTCCTAAATCTGGATCTGTAGATTCAACATTCATTGGTCTTATATGATATATGCCTTGAGCTACCTGGCCTTTATTATTTGCTCTATAGTATTCTTTTGTTACTATAAATCCGCTAGATGCTAGCATTTGTTTTGTTGTATCTATCACATATTTATGTGATATAACTGTATAGGAATCACCGTGATTTGGTAATTCTGCATTAAGTACATAACTTTTTTCTATGTTAATTTGACTTTTCATGTTTAAACTTTATAAGTGTAAAGATAGTAAATTTAATTTAATTAAAACATAATTAACCATAATAATATGGAAAGGATTGTCAGTCCTACTAAAAATTTCGTTACTTGAAATCTTAATTTTTGCCAATTCATCAAAATAGTTCTAATTGATTAATATTTGTTGATAGAATATCATTTATCTGAGATTCAATGGCTTTGCTATAATATCTTAAATCAAGATTATAGTCTTCCCATTTTGGTTGTAGTTCTATATTATTATAAATAGATTGCAACCATTGTCCGGATTCGCATTGTATTTCCCTACCGTCTTGTTTATTAATCTTTATTATCTTTGAACTATTCTTTCCGGGCCTAGATATATAATATCTATTGATCTTCTGCAGATCTTCTTCTTTATAAACACCGTTTGGTGTAGATCTTGATACCTGTTTCCAAGCTCCTTTGGACTTCATACCAATACAATAATCTAAGATATTCTTATTTTTTTGCAAGTAATCTTCAGGCAATATATCTTTAACAAAGTAATTGTATATTGCTTTTGGTACAACGAGCTTAGATTTATTCTTATGCAGCGCAAGCGAATGAAAATTAAATCTACCCTTGAGCTTAACAGGAGCATACATAAAATCAGGACCTTTTACTTTAAATAAATAGTGAGGATTTTCCTCTTTAACCTTTCTCCAGGTTGTTAAGTCAACAGATTTAAAATCATTTACAGCAATGTAATTATTTACATCACCTAAAATGAGCTTTTGATATGTGTCATGTTCTAGATTTAGTTGCGTTATATTTTCCCATTCTTCACAGACTTTAAGATAAAGATCTTTTTTGTCTCTTGGGATCCTAATCTCAACACCATCTGTATTCTGCAACAAACCAAATGCTTCAGGTATTGCATCAAGTATCATATCATATAACATCATTAGGCTTAGTTGGCCATTAAGAGTTATACGCATACATAGCTCCGGATCATAAAAGAAACTATTCTCTTCATTGCTTAAACCAAACGTTGAATTAAGTATAATTTTATATACGTAATTCATTGGATTAGACTTTGGGATTTTAACTCTTTCATCAAAGAACCATTCATACTGATCACAAAATTCTTCTTTTGGGAAGTGTGCAGGTGACCATTGATTGCGGATACATAGATTAGGATAGAAAGATGTAACATCAGAAGACATAATAATATGTTGATCATCTGATTTATAAACACCACTCTTTCTAGCACCATGTATGCCACCTAAAGCAAAAGTTGTATGCACACCGTTGTGCTCAAGCTTATACTTAAACTGACCCTTAAGCTGCATAGCATCTAACTCTAAACTATTAAACTTATTTAGCGCCTGTTGAAACACGGGAGACTTAAACTTTATATAAGGAAGCACCAAGTCTTTAACCTTGATTATATTCCTATAAGTTTTCATACCTTTTATTTCTCTAGAAGTTATGTTTAACTTTTTACCTAAGTAATAAGCAAACAACTCTTTAGCAATCCGCGGTTCAGATGCACTGTATAAGTTGATCTGATACTTATCTGTCAACTCTTTACGGAGCTTTATCTGAGACTTGGACTTGTCAAATATAGCTTTAGTAGATGCAACATCATTAATGCAATATCCAACTATAGTATCAAGTTGTTCTTTTGTCTCAATCTTTACCGTATGATCAATAGGCATGTCCTGCAAGTTTTCCCAATCCATACTGAATTGTATCCACTTAAGGCTAGAACGTTTTGCCGGGTTGTCCCAGTGATGCATTTTAAATAAATCAATCTGACCTATTTGTATATGCCATGGTGCAAATACTCCCCACTCCTTACGATTTTGTCTTGCTATTGTTTCTTGAGCAAATGCATAAATAACTTCTGCTATTGCACATCCTGACATGTTAGACCACAACTCATAGTTGTTTAGTATATACTGAGTAACTTGAGCATCAAAGGCTAATCCATTATAAGATATATGCCATTGCTTCTCATCTCTATTTTCAATTAAAAATTCTATGAACTCATCAAAATCATTTTGTAAGTCATGTACTATAAATATCTTCTGTTCGGAAGTTTTATAGTGTTGAAACACGGCTACAAAACAATTAGATAAAGTTTCATAATCCATTACCCAATGTTTCATATTTTAAATTTTAGCTCATAAAAAAAGCCCCAATTAAGAGGCTTTATTAAATAGTGTGGTTGAGCTGAGGGCACACTATTTTAATTATACTTAGTAGTTTAGCCAGGCATAATAATATTTGAAGTTTTAGTTTCAGCAACATCTACAAAGGATTCTTTATATGGGAATGTAGCAGCATTTATAGCAAACATTCCTATAAAGTTCTCTATTTCACTTTTTTCTGTAATATAAACTTCAGAAAAAGTTTCAATAGTTGTTCTTTGTTCTTTATGAACTTTACCTGTTTCTTGATTAGGGACTTTTAACCTTTGAGGTTGGCCATTGTCATCTAATCTTGGCATCATATGAAAAGATTGTTTTCTGATTTTTGTTATAACAGCAAGTATTCCAGAACTTGGATCATACATTGCTTCAACATATGGGCAGTCATTATTGACTGGCATTAAACTAAATGATTTAACATTTCTAAAAGATGATGATATTAACATCATGTTTTGACCGATTAGGGTTTTGCTCATATTCTAATTTTGATCTAAAGGTAAAGAATTATTTTTGAAAACTGCAAGCTCATGCGGGATTTTTTCCTTTAGAGTTTCTTTATCAATGTCCGGAATGCTGCATACTTCATATACAGATTTTATATCTTGTATATCAACCATAAGCGCTTCCGCATATATTTCATGATATTCTTCTGGATTTAAAAAACTTTTAATGTAATCACTAATTTTACCAACTTTACCAAAATATTTTAGAATTTTATTTTTAGTTGCTAATGAAAACTTTGAATACTTTCCATTAATAAACATTTCAAAGTCATGTTTATAACTAGAATAATCAAATACATATAAGTGTTTTTTATTTGATAGGCTTACACTGCATTCTAAAAGTCTATGATTCTTTAAAACTCTATCTTCAAATAATTTATATTCTATAGTTTTTTCTGTCCTGTAAATACATATATATTTGAATTTACTTTCATCATAAAGACCTTCCCATAAGATATAAGTTTCTACTGGGACAAAATCTTCACCTTTTTTTATTTGAAGTAAAGGATATAAAAATACTTTACTCTTTTGAAAATACTGTGTGTATGTGCCTATCATTTATAATTTTGGTTTATTTATTACAAATTCATATGGTAGGCTGTAATCTCTTTCTGAATAATGATAGTTAGCTTGTTCTAATATATGACTTAATCCTTGAGCCCATTTCCCCATTGTACCCTCAAGTACATCGAAAACATACACTTGATTATACTTATCTATCACAACAAATTTAAAAAAAATTTTGTAATTATCAGCATCTTCAGCATCAAGTTTTTTATACACCAGGTAATTATATATTGCAGCTTGAATCCAATAGTTATAAAAATCAACGGTTTCAGCAAAATCAGATATAGTTTTACCAGTTGTTTTTAAGTCACATATTATAATCTCTTTTTTATCAGGATCAACTTTGTAATAATCTATATAACCGTGTAGACCAAATTTATAATTTTTAAGATCACATTTAACATATTTTTCTACATATGTTTTAGTCCCATCTAACTCAAAATCTGTACCTGTATGTACTTTACCATCACCAAATAAGTTCATCACATCTTTATTAGATCTAATTATATCAACTTGTTTTTGGCAACGGAGATAAGTATCTTGGTCAATTACATCCTTAGACTCATTGAATAAGAACTTCCAATAAGGATCATAGTCATCAACCTTAACCTTTGCAATTCTAGACTCATCTGTTTTAAGAGATTGATATAGATTCATTTTCTTTAATGCATCTAGTATAACATGATCACGAACATTCTTTAATTCTTGTTCATGTGTAAAATCAATCATACTCTTCATCACCTTTCTGATATTATCACTTGGTGTTTTACCGGGTACCAGGGCAAACTTGTTTTCAAATTCTTCTTGCTCAAGCAGTAGACAGTGTATTAACTTACCTTCTACAAGATGCTTATCTGTTTTGATCTCCCTATCTTGGAGAATATAGTCCTTATAAAATAAGGATGGGGAAAATAATAGTTTATTTAGAGAAGAGTAACTAAAGTTAAAACTATCCTTAGCGTAAAATTCTTCTTCTTTTTGTTTATCAATCATCTCATCATTGCGTTAAAACAGCTACGGCTGCATACATCATTCATATTATTTACTGGAGCACCACATTCAGAGCATTCCCACCCACCTTCGGGCATTTCAGGTTCTTCGTCTTCAATCTCATTTCTTTTTGATTTTAATTTTTCAATATATAATATAGCATCCATTAACTCCTCCTGCAGATGATTTAAAAAGTCATCCGTGTTGTTGTCTTGCAATGTTGTACCATATTTTTTTATTCCTACTTCAGATCTTGACTTAAACTTATCTGTTACTTTCTTTACTATTGGATCCATCTTTTATTGTTTCTATAAATTCTCTAAATGCTGTGCCCATATCAATAACTTGTTGTGAAAACTCATTATTATCAACTTTAGGATTATCATTTATTTTTTCATATACCTTATCACCTAGTTTTTCTACTTCAGTAATAAATTCATTACCGGCTTTTTTAATCTGCCTTTTATATAAAGAAGGATGCTCATACTTAACATCCTCCATAAAATCCATAAGTATAGGTAGTATACCTAGTATGCATGCTACCTTTTGATTGCTTGTTGCCATAATTTAAAATATATATCTAATTGTATTAATATCAAAATAAGCAGAATATAAAAACTTCCAATGCTCTAAATATGCATGCTTATCTTTAATTGGGTATCTCATTACGCCAGATTTATTTTTAACCTCACATGAAGCAACCATTAGCTTTTGAGCCTCTTCAGATGCCTTGGCCATTTGATTAGGGTGATTTGTTAATGCAATAACTTCGCATTTATTTTCACCTGCTATGGCTCTAACATTCTTAAATAATTCATCATAATGCTCTGACCATTTATGACTAAATATAACAGGACTATAATTTATATGAACCTCCCATCCAAGATCTTTCAATCTATTTATTTCATGTATTCTATGAATAGTTTTTTGCATCTTAGGTTCTAATATATCTGCATACACTTGCGGCATTAAGCTTACTCTTACTCTAGGCTTCTTATCAAAATGACTAACATCTAGATTCAATAGACTAGGATACTTGGTAGCCATAGTTGTATTTAGTCTTGGATGATTATCATATCTTTTAAGATAATCTATCAGTGGTTCTGGTAAATGTTTCTGCATCAATACTAAATCAGTATTACATGCAATATCCACCATAGTATATATAGGATCCTGTTGATCAGGGACCTTGGTAAAACCTTCTTCCCATTTAACAACAGATTCAAATATATCATCTACGTTTTTATTTACAAATACCCTATTGCCATTGTACCGTGACATATAACAATAAGTATTTACACAACCACCAAAGCATCCGTAGATTAAATTTGGTGCTATGCAGTTTGCGCTATTGTTATTATCTTTAGTAACTAAAGTCTTTGTTTTCTGAACCTTAATCATTGATGATATCATTCTGCGCTTTTTTATATATTCCCATTACATGTTTTATTCTTGTAGGGATCACAACATTATGATTACATCTTTCACAGCATCTGCCTTTAGCAACTGGCTGTGCATTATGATCATAACCTAATATTTCTTTTTTACATATTGTACATTCCATATTAAAACAATTGTGTGCAAAACGATTGCACAGTAATTAAAAGGGGTGGGTGTGCTTTTACGCACACCCAATAACAATCAATTATGGCTTACCCCTAAAACTCAACTTCTCCTAATTCTTTTATTTTTAAATCCTCTAACTTAAAATCAAATATAGAAGCCTCTCGTGCTAACCCTATACTGGTTAATGTTGTATTATATATTTTTTTTAATATGATCTTTTGTGCAAAACTTGTTAAAGAATTATTATTATGTAAATTTTTTAGAAGTCTCTCAAAACCATATGTATAATGAAAGGAAATTTCATCAACACCACTAAACCTTTTGCGCATTGATTTTACATTAACACTGTTCCAATTACCACATGCTTTCATGTAATCAGGATAAAATGCAAACATTAAAGCTATTTTGTCATAAGACTTTTCAATATTGCAGTTAGCCATTATTTCTAATGCTAGTGTTCCACTTTCTCGATCTCCTGACTTTAACATTTGAGATATATTTTTTAAATCTAAAGGACTTAAAATTACAGAATCTTCATTGCATTTTGCTATCATATACTCATCTGATACAAGTTTAGTATGAGAATTAAGAATATCAATCATACCTTCATCTTTCATATAGCAAATGTTATTAAGTTTGAGACCTTCTCCACTGGCCATAGATTTTAAAGATGAATTCATATTTGATCTAATATCCCAAGTACATTTTAGCTTTATGGATATATATACATCATTAAGATTTTCATTATCTTCTTCTATATTGTCAAAGAAATCTTCCATAACTTTATAATTCTTAAAGAAGCCTTTATTTTCATTAAAGTGTTTTTTAACATCACGATATACTGAATAATCATCCCATTGCTGATGAAATAAAGATTTAAAATAAGTATCAGAAGTGATTAGATAATTTGCTTTATCTATATCTCTTTTAACTGATATCTTATATTTATCTTTTAACAAAGCCATTTTATTTTGAGGCAATGTTATATTAGACGTTCTATAAAAAGACTCCTTTTCTAAATTAAAATCCTTTTGAAAATTAAGTTTTGGAATTTCCTCATGTATTACAGATTTAACATAAGGATAATCATCTTCAGGATTATGTACCTCTACGTTTCCATCATTCCAGTTAAAGTCAGGATTAAAATCTATATGTTCATCTTCAAATACCTTGGGTACTTGCTTAGCAATAGTGTCTTTTATTTTAAATACTATATTGTATGCTTTTATTTTTCTCATTTTAAATATTTTTTGTATTCTGATTTTACACTAACTTTAAATACATAAAGATCTCTATTGTGTATAGATATTTCTTTGCGTACTATTTTTTCAAGATATTTAAATGCTTCGGGATTTAGTTTAGACTCTGATTCTAAACTCAAAATCATATCTTGAGCACTCATGTGATAATACTCACTTAATCTAGACGCTTCTAGCCAGTATTGCACGTCTTTATCCCTATTAAAGTTGTATGTATATGAACCTATTTCTTGTGCTAATTTCCACATTAAATGATGTTTTTTACTATAATCTACAGTAGGTAATATTTTTGCTGCTATAGCTTTATTATCATCATCATAAGATTGACACCAATTAGTTAGTTCAATTACCATATTCTCAGTAAGAGGTGTAATATTTCCTGATGCATGTAATAGATTCTCTACACTTAAAACTTTAAGTTCTCCTATATCAACCAAGTATGCTAAGTTTAAAGCTACCGGTGTTATAATCCATTCTTCCATTAAATCATCTCCATCAACTCCATGCCAAGTATTAAAATAAGTACATAATTTATCATCATATATTACTTTTCTATGGTAGTTCTCAATAAATGAACATCTTCCGTTAGTTTTAGAAAAAGCTTCATAGTTCCACAATTTATACATAAGTTGTGTAGATAATATTTTTTCACTATTATTATAGTCGGTATAAATATTATCATGAGATATTAAAAAATCAGCCTTTTCATAATCATTTGTTATTGTTACCTTATGTTCTTTAGCTGAAGATTTAATTCTATCTAATGTTACTGGACATTTTGATAAAACAAATCCTCTTTTATAATCCTTAATTTTATTATCGGCTATTGTATTATTAGATAACAAATCACGAACTTTATCAAACACTGATGTATTTTGTGTTATAAGCACATCTGCTATTTCTGTACCTGAAGTGACGAGACCATAATAGGTCTCGTCCTCTAGGCCAAAATGCTTCAATGCGTCATTATTATAATTTTCATATAAATTTTTTGATGCCATTATTTTACAGTCATTTTAATTATTTCAGGCTTCATCATAAGTTTATTAAACTTTTGCTTATTCCCGTTAAAAATAGTTCTTACAATTAGATACTTTAAATCATTGGTAAAATGCTCCTTTGTACAAAGAGATTCTAATCTATCTGTGATTTTTTGATTAATTGTATTTTCTTTTGAATATACTACAGCATAATTAGCAAGTCTTGTTGCTAGAGTTGATGCAATATCTGCACGATAGCTATCATCTTTTCCAACACAACCGGTCAACTCACCAAGAATATATTGCTCATTATCATGGGTCAATAAATCTTTTGGCGTAACTAGTTTATCTAACTTGTTATTAATAAAAGTTGTAAACATAGATGCAAATTCATCTCCAACACTACCTTCTCCAATCATTTGAATATAACTAAGGCTATCATCAAAGTTTTCAAAACTTGATATTGCATTAAAGAATGTAGTAATTGCACGGGCATTTGTTTCCTGTGTTACTAATTCAGGATGTAACAACAAGAAGTTAATACATCTTGTGTCAATACCAGCTTCTTCTGCCCAACGAGCCCAACAGTTTACATCAAACTGTAAGTTTGCAGTTATATAACGTGTTTTTTGTGCTGCATCAACAGAGTTTACCATATAATCTCCGTTATCAGGATTTGCTGTTAAGACAATATGCCAATCTTCTGGTAATGACCAATAAATATATGTCTGACGATCTATCAATTCCATAACAGCTTGAATAAATCTTTGGTCAGAACGGTTCCAGTCATCAAGTAGTAAAATACCACCTTTCTTTTTTCCTGAGATCCACTCTGGCGCACAATAAGACATGCGATTTTTACCTGTCATTTTGTAACCATTATTTAGATAGTCACTAACCGCCATTTCACTAACCCATTGACCAACTTTCTTAGTCACTGTATTACTAGACATTTTTACCATATCTTCTGTAGCAGCTTGTTTACCTGCCCCATATTGTAAATTTTTATTTTGAGTTGGTATTGTTACAACCTTCTCTTTATACATTTGAAACTCTCTTACTGGGAAACCAACAAGATCACCCAACTCCTCAATTTGAGCTAAATTCAATTTAACAAAATCAAGACTGTGATCTTCAGCAATCTGTTTTACTGTAGATGTTTTACCAATACCAGATTCACCTAGAACTTCTATTGCTACAGGTAGTTTACCTTGCTTTTGTAAAAACCTGTTATTATTAATAATGTGATCCATAAAACCATTTAGATCATCAATGTTTAAATTTACTTGTGCCATAATTTTTAATTTAATTTAATTTTTAATCCGGGAAGTGCTTCATTTACATCAGATATACTACTATGAACCCATAAGGTATTATTAGGACAGTTATCTGGCGCATGAGCTTCACCATCTGTTAGATATATTAGCGCTGTATAACGCCCGTTTTCATTATAATGATCTATTACAGGTTGAAATGATGTGCCACCTCTACCTCGAACTTCTAAATCCTTTTTAGGATTAAATTCTTCTACACTTCTTAGACGTGTATCACATTGTACAATTGTAATTTTATGACCAGTTTTATGCATATGGCATAATTCATTGGCAAACTCTTTAAGTTCATCATTGTTTACTGAACCTGATGTATCTATTCCAACACATATATGATTCTTAAATTTAATCTTAAGACCTGGATTACCAGAATATCTTTTATTATACTTTCTTCTTAACTTTTTTGTATAAGCAATTGAAGAATTACCAATAAATCTTCTAAGATATCCTTTCCAATCAAACTTAGCCGGTTCAATATAGCGTAACCGTTTAATAAGATCAGCTAATTCACCAGGTATATTTCCAGATCTTTTTTCTGTAACATCTGCATTCTCTTTAACCTGATGTTCAATCTGTTTTTGAATTAACTTTTTTTCTGCTTCGGGTATATCTTCAAACTCTTCCCATGTAGAATGAGACCATGGCGTATTTTCATCCATTTGATTAAGCAAACTATCCAATGATGGACATGTTCCATCTTTTTTTGCTTGTTGTAATAGATCATAATACACTTTAGTTCCTGCTCTTTCTGGAAGATTAAGTTCTGGAAAAGTATCTAAAGTCAATCCACCATCAGGTAAACATAATGAATCAATATATTGATTAATCTCAATATCTGCAGCTATATTAAATAGCTTTTTATCATCATATCTATCTCGTACTGTAAGATGACCAAATGATATATGGAGTAACTCATGTTTTAACAATCCTTTTCTATGATTTTCTGACAAATCTGTAAAAAAATCACCGTTAATTGTAAGCTGAACTCCAATTCCATTCTTACTTACACCTGCCGTAGGTATATCATCCCTATAAACCTTATTAAGGCCAACTAAAAAAAGCCCATAAAAGGGCTCATCAAATATTAAATTTTTGCTAGTCTTTGATACTAGATCTGCTATTTTCATAAATTTTTATTTTTTCAAATATTTATCTTTTAAATAATAAAATATATCCTTTTCAGCTTGAACTGAGGATTTATATACATTTTTTTCTATCTCGTCTAATGTAAGATCTGTCCAATTATAGATTGTAAACTTACCTTTTATAGTACTACGGCTATAGAGTATTTTGGCTCTAGAAACTGTATTTACGGGTTTACATAATAGTTTTATCATTAAACTTGATAACTCTATATTTTCTATACATTTTATAGCTAATTCCCTATCATCACTTCCTGATGTTAACATGGTAATTATATTCTTGTATGTTTCTAAGTCTATTTTTACAATCTCATTATTCATTAATTATTTCAATTATTACTCCTGGTTTTTCTTTATCATATTCATACTTATTAAATGAAGGGATTATAAAAGTCATATTATCATCCTCAATCCATCCATTTTTAACCATATCATCTTGCACAGTTTGTGCAGGGTTTATATAATCAAACTTATGTCTAGTACCTCTTATAAAAGTAAAAGCTATTTTGACCGGTAGTTTATGCTTCTTTAATTCCTTTTGAAATTGAGATGCATACTTCTTATAGTAGGATAAAGTATCCTTTCTATATTTCATAACTGTTTTACTAGATATGAAGTACTTGCCTGTCCAACGTCTTCCATTTTTACTTGATGGCACATTACCTGGTATAAACCATTTCATATTATTTGTGTATAATCTTTTTTAATAGAGGTGAAAGAATAGAACGAATATATTCAATACCGTGATTCTTAACAGAGTCAGATATATCTTTGTCTTTGTCTAAACATAAGCCATCTAAATCATACATTGACTTATACGTGGCTATTGCTTTCTTTCCCGCCTCATCATTATCAAAGAGGGTTATTACTTTTTTGTATTTAACTTTTAAGTTTTCAATTATGTGCGGTTTTATTAATGTATTTTCACTATCTGGAGCTATTACTTCTATATTATAACCAAATGATTTTAGACACATTGCATCTTTTAATGATGAACATATAACTAAATATGGTTGGTCATACCTTAACTGATCAAGTCCTTGTACATGCGGCATTACTTTATGAAACTTATGCTTTTTATTATAAGGTTGATATACCTTATATACCTCGTTATTATTATTATAATAACCATACATATACTTAGAATCAATTTTTATTTTCTCAGACTCTCTGGTCATAGTATAATAATCAATAGGCTTTACATTATATTTCTCTAACATACTGCTACCTATATTATATTGCAACCAATATTCTGCATCTGTTTTATACCAATCTCTTGGAATAACTAGTCCCATTTCCCATTTTGTTACGGGTTTAATAGATTTTCTATTAATTGGATTTTCTTTAACATATACATTATAGTCTTTTATCATTCTTTCTAAAGCATGCGAATAACTAACATTAAATAATTCTTGAATAAGATTAATTTTATTACCACCTTTTCCTGTAGAAAAATCCTTGAACATATAACACATTTTTGTTTTATCTACATATATACATAGACTAGGTGTACGCTCTCCTGGATTCCAGGCAGATTTTATTTTAAGATCTTGCCCAGTCAACTCCTCATTTATATTGAGATAATATCTAAATACCCAGTAACTAGGTATGTCTTTCTCACTTGTAACTAAGTTTTTTGTATTGAGCATATTGTAAATTTATAAAAAAAAGGCAGAGGTGTGTAGTTGTGTTCGGTTGATGCCGGTCTTAACCATACTAGCGCCCACTTTTCCACATGCCTTATTTTTTACATTTTATTTTTACAGATCAAAATCTGATCCTGCATTATTAACAGGTTCAAAACTTTTAGTTTCTGAAGAAGTCTTTTTCTGAACTTCTCTTACATGGTCAGCTTTAGAAAACTTATACAGCCTAGAGTTTTCTACATCTAATGCTTCTAATGGAATACCATCTTTTGACATACGTGGCAAATAAAGATCATTATTTATATAACCTTCTTTATTTTCCCACTCTCTTGCGCCAATGCAAGCATTAATATATGTATCACCTGATAACACTTGATTAGCCGAATCCATAAATTCAGCAATTGTATTAGCTTCAATTGAATCAAGATCATCTCTTTTATCAAGAACTTCAGCTAAATATATCATGGATCTCATAACATCGCTTTCAAGCTTAACTTCTCTACCACTTGGTAAAGTAGCATCTTTATATGCATATGGGCTCATTCTTACTCTCCCTACTTGACCTTTATAACGCGGTCCATCTTGATCATTAGGATCAACTAAGAATCCATCAAATTCACCTTTAACAGGCTCAGATTCTACATGTAATACAACATTATATGCATCCTTATCATAAGGAGTTTGGTCAAATGTAATCTTATTAATCTTGATTACTTGATTGCCTGGACTAATCACAGGTCTTGCTTTGCCGCTACCGGCACTCATGTCTTTTGTACTTAACATACTTTTCAATTAATTAATTATTGTTCATACTTGATAATACAGTCTTTAACAAACTGTAGATCGTTTTCTATAAAGGTTCCTTCAAACATATCCATAGGAGACTTGGCTGTAGTCTCACCATTAGTTTGTGTTTCAAAACCATACTGCATTTTACCATCTTCTTCTCTAACAACTTTGCCAAAGAGGACGATTGAAAAAAGACCTTCCAAAGTTAATGCATTATCTATCATTTTACCAACAGTTTTTGCTTTAACTTTATTACGGCCATTGATGTCTGTTGTAGACTCTGAATGAGTAAGAAAGAAACAATACAAATCATCTCTCAAATCTTTGGGCATTTTTGCAACCTGAGCTAGGTTAGAAGCGATTGAGGTGAATTTATCATAGCCTTTCTCATTTGCTCTATCAAAGTATTCAAATGCAGACATATACTGCCAATCATCAATAACTAGGTTAGTGATGTGCGGCATCTTATCATTGACATGTTGTATAGCTTTTATAATCCCTGCGGCAGATGATGCATTAGTCATATTACCTTTAGGGTTATCTTTGCTTATCAATGTATAATTCTTTTTCCAACCTTTAAAAGGTAATGGTTTGTTTGCTATATTAATCCAAAAAGTTGTCTTTGGATCTAAGTTTCTACCAGACGTTGATTTACCGGAGCCTGAGTCCGCGATTACTAAAACACTTTGTGCCATACTTATTTATTTATTGATTTTGCTATTGATTCTAACGCTGTTGCTATTCTCTGTAGCACTTTAGTTATATCATCTTTATCATCAGGATCAGGAAGAAAGAAAGGATTCTCCATCTCTGTTTCTTTTGATGATTTTGTATTAAGATCCTTAACTATTGTTAACTCACTTACAGGTATAAGATGTCTTTCAAAACCTGAGTTGCTTGTAACTAACTCATACTCTTCCTTCCAATGAGGATTATTTTTATGAAAATATAAAGTTCTTAGTGGATCCTCAGAATCATATTCTATACTGACAAACTCTGTATAGATATCACCATTCTTTTGTAACTCACTTGGAAAAAAACTAACATATAATTCATCTTTTCCACTTGGCCTATATGCCATCTTAGGTATATATACTGCATCAGAATCTCCAATTTTTTGGAAATAAGACTCATGCTCTTCTCTTAATTTCGCAATCTTTGCTTTTCTTTCTGTTGGGGTCATTACTTTTTTTTTTGTACTTATCATCTTCTTTCTTGTTGTGGCGGAGTTGCCATTTCTGATACTTGCATCCTTTCAAACTCAGCTTTGAAAAAACTCATGCGAGCATCTCCATTTCTTGCTTTTAGAAAATGTAACACAAGAGTTCTATCATCTTGTATCATATATCTATCTGGACCGTAAAATCTAATCTTTTGTTTAGCAGGTCTATTAATACCAAGTAGCGTATCAGCATGTTGTAACATAGCATCTGAACCAAATATATCTGATTCAAGAATATAGTTACCATATTTACCATCTACTGCACGATCCGGGTTATCAATATTTCTATTAAGCTGAGACAGTGCAATAAACAAACACGGATAGTCACGTTTACATTGTGTAAAGAATTCACCTAATTCAAATAACATATCTAATCTATTATTTTGGTATGGTGCTCTTTTTACAAGTATTGTATGATCCAGAGTTATAATAGTCTTTTGACCCTTATGCTCATTCATATACATATCAACCTGCTCTCTCATTTGATTAACAGTCATTGGAGTACTTATAATATCAACAGGATTTGTAACTCTAGTCTTAGCATACTCATAGCATTGATTAATTACATCCGTAGTTAAAGTACTACCAGCTGAACATAACTCCTTATAAGTTTTACCCGTTAATGAACTAAATTCTCTAATTGCTGACGTTCTACCAACCATTTCAAATTGAAACTCTAATACTCTAAAGTTATCATTAGGGTTTAAATCAAAAGATTCTCTTATTATTTGATCTTTAATTAATGTTTTACCTGATCCCGGTCTACCACCTATTACAGTTAATGTATTCCATTCTAACCCATCTGTAGTAGCGTCATTAAACTTTGGCCAAGGTGTATATATAGACTTCTCCTCACCGGATTGTCTTTTGCTCATATAGTTTAGAGCTTCTTTAAATGCTTTATACTGCCCTCCCCAGGCCGATATTGGTTTACTCATTCAATTCCATTAAATATTGTGTTACTTGATAATAAAACTTCTTTGCTGTTTCTTTAGCTAATCTTTTTGCAGTTATTGATGCAGCATGTATAGCTTGTTTTTTATTCATTACAGCACCAATAGTTGTTTCTTTATAGCTTTTCATTTCCTTGATCAGATTCTCAGAGTATTCTCTGATTAGATCTTGATCATTTTCTTCTTGGTCTTGTTCATCGTGTATCATACTACTTTTTCTTTGAAGTGATCATCCTCAGTGCTTATACCATCACGAATCATATCACAATAGTCAGCAAGCTTTGAGGTTTTCACTTTATGTTTATCTTGTTTAGATATAAAGTACTGACTATTTTGCATATAAAGGTAATTGTTTTTTTGATACTCATTTACATACATCTTAGCAGCTTTTATGACTTCTTCCCAAGTATAATCATACTCTGCAAAAAACCATCTAAAATTTTCAGTAAGTATTTTAACATTATTTCTTGCAGGTACACCCGAAGGTAATTACCCTTA